AAAATTGTAATATTCAATTCTTCTGGGATATCTTCTACTTTCAGTAGTTCTTCTACTAACCAAATAGCAGCATCCATAGTATTCGGATTCAGAGACTTACGAAAGTCTTCATGTTTCCATGGCAGTTCGTGATTGATTTTATCCAATCCTTCGCCCCAATAACGATAGTTATTCAAATAATTATAATTTAACATCTTGTGGTCTTTCCATTGAGTCATATAAGCAAATTAGTGGTTCGGTTCGGATAACTTGTTCTCTAGTATCAATCGGCCACATGTATCCGTAGTTGTAACTATACACCCAACCATCAGGAAAAAAATCAATTTTCAATAAGCGGTCGCGCTGGTGACCGAAAAGATTATCAAGACCTCGATAATGAAAAAACATTTGGTCGGGATAGTCTGTAACAAACTTGGTAATCTTATCAGTATCTAATCTATCATTCCATCTTAACACACTAGAATTTAGGTCGGTGTATGCACGAGGAATGTCTTGTGTATCGCGTTTCATTTTCTTCATGTTGTGCCAGTGAGTGTGAACAAATGTCAAACCATCTTCTGGGTCATGGTCTACTATGCAATCGATATTGTTTTGAATAACTATATCAAGATCCAGAAATAGTTTTTCTCCACGTTGAGATACAACTTGCTTATCGAATAAGTATAATTTATTCCACCATTTTTCATAGTAATTATCTTCTGGAAAAGGAATTACGATAACGTCAGAATGTAAACCGATGGTATGTTCAGTCAAACAGTAAAAATCAAAATCAGTTGTTATGTGTTCTCTGCATTGCTCAAGTATTTTATTAACATGGTCAACACTATATTTTGTTCCCCACTTCACTGTGTAAATACTAATCATCAAACATTCCAATGCTCTAAAAGATCAGGATCGACCAAGGATTCCTGTTTCACTTTTCCTCTGCTATTGTCTGTGAATGGAAGTAGATCCACATTAAAAACACAAACAATACAGTCTTTTCTATATATACCAACTTCAAGATCCCCTGAATCCCAGTCGCGACCGCGATTGTATGAGTAAGCAAAGGTGCTTGGGAAATGTTTCCACAGAGGGGTATTACTAAAGTCGCCCCACCGCCAACTGTGGTAGTTGTCAGTTCCATCTGTAAATGTAAACCAGATTCGTTCTTGGTGCTCTAGAACATCTTGCCATATACATTCTGTCTGATCATCTGACCAAACCATGCAACTACCATTCGTATATGCACCATGCGATAGTTTAAAGTTGCGTGACTTCATTGGGCGAGGATCTTGCCACCAAGATCGAAACTTGGTGGGGTTGTCTAGATCGTAGGTAATGATTGGCGTTAAATCGTTTTGAATGATAACGTCAAGATCGAAGAATACAAATCTACCAGTCGGTTTGTCTTCTGCAAAATTATGCGTATTGAAGATGAAGGTTTTTGGTCTGTCCCAACACCTTGCCATACCATATTTGTAGTCTTCGCTTCCGAACCAATATTTGGGATGAATATCAGCGATGTCTGGGAAGTCGATGACTTTAATCTCGTCTTCGAATCCTTCGCTATTATCTGTATAGCAATAGAAGTGAAACTCGAATTCTTCGGTGGTGTGTTTCTTTGCCATTCGATAAAGACGGTTGACAAACTCAGCAGAATACTTTGTTCCCCATTTACAGCAGACGTAATTAACTCTCATTGCCACAACCTAATAATATTTTCATCTACGCATTCAGATAATTCTATCTGTTCTTTTGCTGAAGGGTGTGGGACGTTGTCAGTATTGAATAGGCAGATCTTTGCATCTTTACGAAACTTAAATCGCTCAACATCTTCTGGATGGTACTTTCCCCTATTCCAAGAATATACCCATCCGCTTGGAATATCTTTCCAGAAATCTCTCTGTCGCCAGTAATGATAGTTATCAGTTCCCTTGAAGAAAGTCTTAAATATCGATTCTGAATTCTCTAATGCATCACTGTAAATGTGTTCGCAAGATTTTCCAGGCCATAACATCATACTAGAGTTGTAAAAGGTTCCGCGAATATCAATGAATAGTCTGTCGTGTTTTTGAGACTGTGGTTGCCAGCGGCATTGAATGATACGAGGTTTCTGTGCAAGTTCTATTACATCGGTTATATCTTCTTGGATTACTATATCGAGATCAAAGTAGCACCAGTTGCCTTCGTAACCTAACCAGTTGTGTGAATTAAATACTGAGAACTTTGCTCGATCGAAACAGAATGTTTCTTTACCAAACCAATATTTTGGATGCAGGATACCATCGTCAGGTATTGGTGCAGTATCGCAAATTAAACCATCGGTGTCATCCGTATAACACGTGAATGTAAACAGGTTGGCGTAGTTCTTCTTCACCATGTTATACAAATTGTTTACATACTTGGCAGGATACTTATCACCCCACTTAATGCATACGAAGTTCATCATACTTTTTTTCTGCTCCAGGGAATTGATCTAAACCATTTAACAATGCTATCGTATAAGTTGGGCGATAGAAGAAAGATTCATTGTGGTCGTCAATTCCATAATAATCTGCACCATAAACAAAAGAATAAATTTCACCCTTTGGAAAGTAATTAAATCTAAAATCTTCATGCCACAAAAATCTATCATCACCAAAGTATTTAACCATGTAGTAATCAGGATCTGATTGGAAGTGTTCCCAAATATGTTGAACAGTTCCTTCTCTCCACATAACAACACTTGAGTTATAATTACTTAAGAAACGCATACCATGTGTGTCACCAACATAATCGGGAAACTCTTTATCCTTCCAATAAGTATATACTATTGTAGGAAAATTGTCAATAGAATTCCACAGATGATCAATGTTTTTTTGTATTCTGATATCAAGATCTAAGTAAAGAACATCACCCAATTCCTCCAAAGTATACATCCATATTTTAATCCAATGTCCCTCTATATCTTCAGGCATAGGAATTGCTTTTATTAATGGATCTAGGTCTGTTGGATCATCGGTGATACACGCATAGTTATATTTTCTACCAGTATCATTTACTATTCTGTTTACGTCTGCAGCAGAATATTTTTCACCATATTTTATCATCAAAATCGTTTGCATAGTATTCTCAGTTGTTATAAATATTCCCGTATAATTTATAAGGGTTTCCGATGGCACAAATTCAAAATATCTTTATTGACCAAGGAACAACTTTTTCTTTGTCCCTCGCAGTAAATGATCAGAACGGAGATCTAAAAGATCTTACTGGTTATACTGTAGCGGCACAAATGCGCAGATCGTATTACACTAATACTGCTATTAATTTTACTGCAGCAGTTTCTTTACCCGAAGATGGTGAAGTCACTATTTCAATGACTGCTGTGCAAACCTCAGCAATAAAGGCAGGAAGATATGTTTACGATATTGAAATTACAGGCGATGGCGAAACGCTACGAGTTCTAGAAGGAATCGTTGTAATTAATCCAGAGGTAACAAAATAATGACACTAAAAGTTACAGTAGGAACTTCAAATACTATAAATACAAATATAGTAAGTAAAAGAACATCAACTAAAATAGAGACGTTAGCGGATGTAGATCTAGAAGGTGTTCAAGATGGATATACTTTGATCTACAATACTGCTACGAACAAATGGGAGGCAGCTAACCCTGCATCTGAAGTGGTTTTAGATAATATAGACGGTGGGACGTATTAAAAACAAAGACAATAACCAAAAAGGAATAGTCTAAATGTCAACAATTATTCAAATTAAAAGAAGTTCAGGCGCAACTGCTCCAGCAACGTCCGCCCTCCTAGAAGGTGAAATGGCATACGCACAAGACGCAAGCAATAGCGGCGCAAGTGCAAAACTTTATATCGAATCAGTAGAAGGTGGTTCTGCCGCAATTCATGCTGTTGGTGGTAAGTATTTCACAGACAAGGTTGATGCTCGTCTTATCGATGCAACCACAACAGTTGGTGGCAAAGCAACCTTTGCTGAAGGAACAAATAATGGTTCCAACAAAGTAACTCTAAAGGCAGCCGATACACTGGCCGCTGACCTTACTCTGATCCTTCCAACCGCAGACGGTACAAACGGTCAGATCCTTACCACAAACGGTTCAGGTCAACTCGCATTCTCGTCACCTGCTTCGTCTTCGTTCACAATCAGCGATAACCAAGGTACGCCAAATACGGATTCCTTCTCGACTGGTGGAACTCTGACTTTTGCTGGTTCACTTGGCGTCAAGACAACAGTTTCAGACAACCAAGTTGCTATCGTTGCTGATATCACTGGCGCAACTGCTCTGACATCACTTGCTGATGCGGACGAATTCCTTGTTTATGATGCTTCGGCAACTACAAACAAGAAGATTACTGCTGAAGATATTGGCGATTACATCT